GCATTTCAAATACTTGAATTGCCGAGTAGTCACCTCCTGTACCGAGACTAGGATCGAGTGCTATTAAATAAGTACTTCGAGGGTCAATATCCTTGTACCACCTTGATTGTCCCATTATCATCGAAGGGTCTTCCCCTTTTAGCTCAGTTAGTTTGACAGCATTTACTAATGTTTCGTCAAATATTAAGAATTTGCATTCAAATTCTCGCATAAACCGATCAACTCCAATTTTAGATCGTTCAACTGCTGCCCATGCTTCGTCCCGATCTGGATGTTCTGACCAATGTGCAAAAAATGGAAAAAATCCGTTTGCACCTACTAATTTCTCATGGCCGTACTCGTCAAATTTATTGTTTGCTTCGGCCCAAATCATAGCAAACTGGTCTTCATCTGAGTTAGGTGTTGATGTCATAATACATCTACCGCCAGTTGACAGGGTAGGGGATAGTGCAGTCCAGAATTCTCTTGCCTTTTCGGGTGGTTGGACGAACGCGAATTCATCACATTGATGCGAATGAATCTTATTTGCAATAATAACGTGGTTAGTTGCATTAAATATTTCATAAGTGTTAACCAACGTAACGTCAACTATTTCTACTACTTGCATTGAACCGCCGGCTGCATCGAGATATTCGCCAACCGCAACATCTATCACTTGTATTTCCCTACTAGATGTAAAGAAACGGTGCTCATCGGTTGCAATTATATAAGTACCGTTTGCAAATATTATTTTTTTTGACGATTTATTAGCATTTTCATTTAGGAAAATTCCATCGAAATCTTCCCATCCATTAGGAGTCAGTATTTCATATTCGGTATTGTTAGCGTAAATTTGATTCATAAATTTTTTCTAATATTTAAAATATCAACTGATCAAATGGGCATTATGGTTTAATCTAGAATATAATGCAGTCAACGTGATATCTTCTTCAACTAGTGTTAATTTACTTCGAATTCGAACCATAGTAGTATCTCCGTCTAGACAATAAATCAACGACAAAGATTTTCCCCGACCAGTATCAACGGTTGTAGTTGTAGCTTGAATCCGGCTGCCATTGTCGTATTCAATGGTATTTCGGTTATAACTGTGAACCCCTGCTCGAATAAAGTCTGGTAAATTTTCGTATCCGAACCGATATCGATTCATGATGTCCTGCGCACCGGAATACTTGTGTGCTGCAATTAGCACTTGCGATTCGGGCATAAATTGGGTGTACCATAACAAGTATCCAGACGCACACGTGGTATTATGAGTTGGTATCAGTGTGCGACCGGCCAGAAACAAGTGTTGCTCAGTATCAACTTGTAAACACCTAACTGGCACACTGCTAGTTTGTTTGATCGACTGAATGTAGATATTGTTATCAATACAGTCAACCCCGTGTAGCAACAAAGTTTTCAATTTTTCAGTATTTGTAAACACGTTAGTTGTGCCTGCAGAAAACTTAATCACCGTTAATAATTGATCGGAGCTGTTTACAGTGGATTTTATCCCCAACGTACTTAACAGCAGTCTAAAATGCTGTACAAATTCAAAGTTGGTGGAGCTAACGCAGCAAAGTCCATCTGTATCAACAACACCGATGTTATCCATGATGCCTTGGAGAAAGGAGATCCGGGCACCGATATCATTAAAGATGTAATCGTAGATATAATAACATGGTGTGGTATTAGTTGCGAATTCAGCGCCGGCAACATACGCATCAACTTCGGTTAATTTGCTGGTAAAGTGTAAGATTTCAGTGTGCTGAATATGCATTCTGCAAAAATTATCAGATAATTTACTAGCTTGGTTGATCAAGTCCTCAGTAGTGCCCGTTGTATCTCGATGTAATAATGGATCATACCATGTCCATAAATGCTCGGCGTCTGCAATTATTGTTTCCCCATGCGTGAACTGGATTTCATAGCACTGCCGATCGTGCATAGTTTCTGTTATAAATGTAATTACAGTTGCTTGCCCTGATGGGGCAAATATTATATCCCCCACTGCAAGATCACCCATGTTAACAAACCCAGTTGGTGTTAATATTGGCGTGTTGTTGCACAGCGCTTTTCCCATCTGGCGCGGCAGCATGGCAATTGTATATTTGTGATCATGAAACGATTTTATAAGCTCTTCTTGATACGGATAAGGAACAAAGGGGATTGCACCCCTAACTGGATGCTGTATTTTTAAAAATGTTTTGCAAAAATAAAGAGGCCCAGTAATTGGATCCATACAAGCTTCAAGGTGCTTGACTTCTGTTAATGTATAACGTTGTTTCTGAAAGGCTTTTTTAATTAAAACGCCATCTAATGATTTTGACATATGCTTATTTACTGAAAAAAATAGGCCCTAATGGGCCTATTTCAAAATGTAGTAGTTAGTTAGATACTAGTTCCGTCAATTGCAATTACTGCAATATCATTGTAAATATTAGCAAGTATATCCGGAGTGTCAACCGTTACTGCTGTATCGGATTCTCCAGCTATAGTAGGTTGCCAGACCCTAACTCGTTTCGTGTAATTATTTCGTGCAATTGCAGAACCAACTAGGTATCTAATTGATTTAGCAACACTATCAACGGTAACTACTCCGCTAGTTGTACTAAATGTAGTTCCTAGTAATGTAGATACTACGTTGGCATCACGATCATACCGAACTGTGAATCTAACTTCGGTTGGTTGATTATCGGCAACGGTTTTATTTGCGCTTGTAAATTCAACATCCAAGATCTGTACATCTGCAAATTTACTTACTTCCTCAATAATTGCCATAAATCGTAGATGGCCTCTTGCTACTTTTAAAGCATTAGCATCAGTACTTGGCTTTGTTAAGAACACACTATGGTCCTGCGGATAAACTGCTCCGTTTGCAGGAGCTGCGCGTGTCCAATTTGCAGTCCCGGCCGATAAAGTCAGTACTACTCGGTAGAATGCAGGATTTAATTGGTTAGGATCTTGCTTAAAACCCGACATTATTTTGCTCCCTTGGCTTCAGCAAGGCGCCTAGTTAACTCAGCTCTAATCTGCGATCGCAAATCGCCCGATTCCTTTACTCGTTGCATTGGGTTATCTCCATCTGGAACGTTAGCATATGTTCCCTTTGGGCGATTCATTCCGCCTGCTAACTGATTTGTCATGTAATCAATCGACTTATAGTTTTCATCCGGCTCGTTTTCAAAATTTGAATCCTCCTTCTTATCCTGTGGTGCGTCGGATACCCCTTCATCAGTATCTCCGCCGACTGCGCCGCTAAGTGCTGAGCCAACGGTACTCCTGGCGACACCTCCTAGTGCCGCTCCTGCAAGACCTGCCAACGGCGCAATTTCATTTTTTTCATTATCTAACTCTCCATCTTCGTCTCCGTCAGCGTCAATTGGTAATGCCAACATCGAGTCATCGTCGCCATCGCCGTCGTCAATTCCCCCATTAGCTCCGGGCTCTTCTGGTTCGGAGTGCATGCTGGACATAGGAAACGTTGGAACAGCTAGGGAAGTGGCCATCGGTGATATCTTAGGCATCATGTCAGGATTTACTTTTTGAAACAACTTCATCATTTGATCAATACTATCTATTCCTTGCGCGTTAAAATTCAAGCTCATCGATGGTGGTGCAACCGAATCCTTCATAGGGGGCATAGATGACATCATGTCATTTTCAGTTACAACCGGTGCTCGCCTTTCAATTTCGCTTAATCGAGCCATTAATCTATGAAAATCCATTATTTTTTACTCCCAATTGCGCTGGACATACCAGCTTTGTCTTGTTTTGGCTCTGGCAGTTTGTATTCAGACATTCTGCAGCCACTTTTATTTTCTTTTCTTATTTTACCTGCAGTATCTGCAAGTTCTTTTAGAAATCCAGTATTAAATTCATTGCCAAAATAATTTTTGTGTTCAACTTGTGGGGCTTCTCCATACAGCGAATCATTTAGCAGCCCGTCTGGATTTAATATTTCATCTCTAATTGCTTGTTCATATTCTATTGGCTCCGAAGAGTTCCTTACTCTAAATACATCTTCTGTAACGCCTAGCATTCTTACAAAAGTAGCAACTTCGGGGGCAGTAATTGGATATTCCAATGCTAAGTCATAAATATGAACTTCCCTGTTGATTAGTTGAGGGAAATCTAGGGGACTTTCTTGTACAGGAGTTGTCATTTTAGTTAAAACTTTGACCTCGTACTTTTCTAGTAATCGCCCCAACTGTTCTTGAAAATTTTCAGGCAACGTACCTGCAACTTTTACTTTGAAAGAGTAAAGTTTTTTGTGTTCTGTTAGATACTGTTTAAAACTTTTCATAGTAGTATTTATCATTTTTGTCCTAATTTTTTAAGTAGTTCATTTCGATCAGTGATAATGTACCCATTACCTTCTAACAAAGAGTTTGAATCTTCTGCTGGGCTATCTCGATCAATTTTCAGTTTTTTTAATTGTAAATCCACTGCCTTTAGTCGTTTGTCAATTTTTGCAGACTTTGCATCTATTGCACTTCTCAATAGGGTTCCGGCTACTTCGAATATCCTACTTGCATAACGTACTTCGACATTCATTCCCAAGTCCATTAAGTCGTCATATGCTTGTTCAGCTTTTGCTGCTAATGCGTCTAATTCAAATTCACCAAGATCGTTAAGCTCGACAATTAAAGGTAATGAATTAGTTATTGTTGAAACTGCATTGTAGCTGTCGTCCATACTTTTAACTTCAGCAGCTTTTGCAATAACATCTGCCGATATTGCACGAGCATCGGGTCTCTGCCCTAACTTAGGCGCCGGATCTAAATTAAATAATTCTTCAAGTCGTTTCGTCATATCTATACTTATCGCTTAGTTGCGCCTTGATGAAAGATTTCTGCTTCAGTTACTACTCTAAACTTAATGCCGTTTTGCCTACACCATGCATTTGCAGCTTCCCATTTTGCTAAATTTTTTACATACTGCTCTTGATTATATCGACTTTTGCCGACTTTTGCCAAATGTGTGTGATTGCTGGGCTTGACTTCAACTAATTCAGAAGTATGTTTTCCGTCTTTATCGGAATACACGATGAAAAAATCCGGAACATAGATAGTCGATCGGCCTGTTAGTGGATCCCTATACGGGATTTGAATGCTTTCACTTGCCCAATTAATTACACTAGGGTGTTCGTCCAGCATTCTCATAAATACAAACTCCCAACTTGATCTGCTCAGTGGAGTTTTTAACCCAACGTATTTTTCTGGGTTCTTCATAGTAAATCGACTTTGTGCAAATTTCATTATGGTCGTATGTTTCTTGCAATGTTTGCTGGAACTTGTATTTTATCTCGGTATCCCACAAAACTAGTAGGGACACGATTGTTGTTAAGTACTTGGGCAATCACGGCCGTTAATTGTATTTCATCCAGGTTTTTTATAGTATCTAACAATTGAAAAACCGGAATACCTTCTGACTTTGCTTGGTTTAACACAGTCGATGCAGTAACTAGTGCTGCATCTTTATCAAATCCCCGCGAAGTGAAGAATCCAACTGCTGCATCGATGTCGACTGCATTAAATTCTAGTTGATCAACTCCGTAAGTGTCAAAAAATAGTCGAGTACTTGCTCCGCTGTCTGCAAATAAAGAAATTGGTAAATTAGTATTTGCCATAATTATGTACTAGTTGGCGGCTTTCCGCCAACTCCCTTAAAAGTTTCATTGAATGAACCAGGAACTGACAGCGGCGCTCCTAAAATCTTCTGACTTGCCCTAGTAGGGGACAACACTCCGTTATTCACTGATCTAGGAAACGCTGCTCCCTGTATTCCGCTTATTGCATTTGATATTCCGCTTATTGCCGAAGATGCATTTGATGCAATGGTCGAAATGCTTCTGGTAACATTTTGATATGAATTAATTGCCTGTGATGCACTGGTTGCAAACGACGCAGCTTTTTGCAAAGTGTTCTTAACTGATGGAAATGATCCCATAGCAGCAGAAATATTATTAAGTGATGAACTTAATCCACCTAGGCCGCCGCCGGCACCACCACCTCCGTGCGGGCTAGGCACTTTATCGTATGACAAGCTTGCAAATCCATCAGGCACGCCATATGATACCTTACCGGTATTATACGCAACAGCTTCGTACTCGATAGTCATGCTGCTTTCTACAGTGTCTGCTCCGGCTGAATAATCAACTTCACCGTGACTCCAATTTTTAATTCTTGGACCAAGCAGCTGATATTCGTTAAATCTTTGCTGACTCATTGTAAAGATACTTACTCTTTTAAATAAGTTGACTTTGATATCTACGTCCATGTTATAGTTTTTAGTAAGTAGTTGATTCCCTAACGAATAGTCAGCTTTCTTATTAAAATGATCGCGTGAATGATATCCGTAATACAATGAATACAATGATTGCATAATACCACTATTATCATCGTGAAATGCAAAGGTAATAGGATCGTAAGTAATTTGCTTATATACTATTTTTTTTCGATTGTATTGATTTTTAACTACTGTATCAAACGTCATTCTAGGTAGTTCGCATCGTTTAACAAGTAAACTCATTTCCTTGTCACCTTTTGTTGCCGTAAATGCAGCAGCTTGGTGTGCCGACGCGTCTACTTCAAAAAATACGTAGAATAAAAACTTTGTTCTAGGTGCAATACGATGCGTGCCGTCAACAAATATACGAGCAGCATGTCGAAAATCTGCAAGGTGGTCCTTTGGACCACCTTGCGTGGCTTTTATCAATCGAGTAAATGTTCCCATATAATTATTTATCCGTAAAAAAACCCGGGAAAATCCCGGGTTTTATAAGCAGTAACGATTACTGTCCGCCTGGTGTTAAACCAGTTGCAGACTCGGTCGATGCTTGTCTTCCTACAGAAACGCCAACTCCTGAACCGTCTGGCTTTTGTAGTGCGTTATCGAATCGAATTGCAAGTGTGATGTTTGATGACTCGTTAGTTGCGTAGTTTAAGTCATTATAGTTTGCATTTTGTAAAAAGCATCCGTATAATTCCCATCGTTCTAACACAAACGGTTCGTTTGCTCCGTTACCGCCATCTAAAATTTCAATATTAGTTTGGAATTTATAGTCGATGCCGGACCTTGCCGATGCTTGTTCCATAAAGTCAAACTGCTTTTGAATCTGCTGAGCAGTTAACTTGGAAACGTTTCCGCTAGCATCATCTCTTACATTTAGAGTAACCGGTTCCCAATTGTTTCGACCTGCAAGATAAATTCTAGAGTTGTACACAGGCACTTCAATCTCTTCAAAATTAACAGTTGGGCGAGTTATATCCATAACCTGTTTTGTTAATTCTGTACTTGATTGAGTACCGAATCCAAGGAAGGTAACTCTGAATCGATATTTCAGTTTGGGCATTAACATACCCTCATTGCTACCCGAAACTTGGATCGAAAAGTTATTTAATGATGTTATTGCCATGTAGTGTACCTGATTGTGCTAAGGAACTTGCTCGGCACTCCTTATATATATTATTTATCATTTATTAGATAAAAATACACGAAAGATTCTGTATCAGTTATACTATATAAATAACTGCGTTGGTAGAATAAGGATGTCCATATATGATTAGTTGCATGATTTGTAAACAAGAATTTAACAATATAATTTCATGGAAGCATTTAAAAAAGCATGGCATTACCACTAGTGAATACAAAGTACAGTACGGTGAATTAGTTTCTCAAGAATTTAGAAATCTCAAGAGTTCACAAAATTCAGGGGAACACAATCCTAATTTTGGAAATACGCTGTCCCAGGAATCCAAAGACGTAATTGCAAAGGCCAATACAGGAAAGATACCGCACAACAAGAATAAAGCAATGTCGCTTGTGCAAAAAGATATGTTATCAGTTAAAGCCAAAGAACGAAACGTTGAATGGAAAAATACCAATACTCATCCGGTTATAGGAACAATACGATCTGCTGAAACTAAAGAAAAAATTAAGAAAAGCAGGGCTACCCAAGTTATTACAACAGATCAGGCGTGTAAATCAATCGAAACACGAAAGAAAAATGGCTACGATATTGCATTTTTTCGAGGACAAGTTCATTCTAAAGAATCACGATTAAAAATCAGTGAGTCCTCAAAAATTACTGCTGATCGGAAACATCAAACTAGTATTTCTGAAGCCAAAGAAAGACTTAGTCATCACGGATATTCATTATTATCAGTTGACCGGCATATAATGAAAATTCAATGTTTACAATGCAACAACCAATTTTCTAGAACACGACAGTATGCTACTAAAAGCAAGATTTTTTCCGAATTGTGTAATGTTTGTTTTCCTAAATTAGCAGGGACTAGCAATTTGGAAAAGCAAATTGCTGATTTTTTATCAAAGTATGTAACGATCGAAACTGGCAATCGAGTAATGTTATCGCCAAAGGAAATTGA